CTCTTGGAGAGACAAACCCGACCCGTCTATGTCCGCTTCCAACCCAATAGTAATGACACCTCCGCCTCCTGTCGTGTTAATTCCACGACGTGACGTAAGATCACCACCCGTAAATTCTGCTGTACTATTAAATTCTGACTCGTTATAAAACGCGGTTACCTGATTACCTACAGTAAACTCTGCTGTCTGAAAGAATGTGTCAAAGTCATACGCCCACTTAAGAAACATAATGGCGTTGTTAGCACCAACGATAGTGGGGCGTAACTTCTTAAGTATCTTGAGTCTTGAAGGGTCACCAAAGGTTAGTCCGGGGCTATAGTATTTAAACCGATACGGCTCGCCATTGTCTGTGTAGCCTGTATAACTGTTAATTCCATCACCATTGCCGACGTATAGTGTTCCATCTTCAAGTCGTGTGTAGGCTGTAAACCCTGTACCCGGCCATCGAGTTACACGATAGGCTCCACTTTCAACAGTGCCCCTAACATCAAAGCAATACGTAGTGTCTTGGTTAACAAAAGTTAATAAGTAAAAACCTTCTTCGGGACTGTAAATTGTTCTATAGAAGCCAATTTCGTTTTGAAGCAAGCCAATAATGTCTTTTGTTATCGTGTTAGACAGGCTAGTAATTGGCATGGATTTTTCTTGGATTGTTCGCCCAAAACTTTTAAGACCTGTATGCGACAGGAAAAGAACATCAGTACCTGTGTACTGCACTGTATCCCTATCAACACAACCAACACCTGCCACAGTATCTATAAGGCTCATAGTGGCTGGGGCTTCTGCGCCCTGATACACAACAATACTGTGCTTGCCAAATATGATTAACAGACTGTTGTGCGCCGCTAAGGCTACGATTTCATCATGGCCATCAGGCCATACCTTTGAGATATCAATTGATCCACTAGTACCACCAGACCAGTCATGGCCAATAAGAAGATCACTCCAGTAAACAGTAGATTTGTTAGCCCCAAAGTCTGCCGTCCAAAGTCGGCCATAGGCGGCCAATACTTCGTTGCCGTATATCGCGCTAGTAACACCAGCGGCGCCAGATACTGTGCTTAACTTAATTACTGACCCACCCGCATTGTCGTAAACAAGAGGCTCAAAGCTACGCTGAAAGAAGTAGATCTTGTCGTTAAAGTTGACCATCTTCCAGTTGTCAGTATTTATTGTGTAACTGCCGGGCGTTTCATCGGCTAACGTAGTTGTGCCGCTAAGTATCTTGTTATTGCCTACAGAAAATATCTTAGAGTTACCAGCATCATCCCTAAACTCTTTTATTGCCCTAATGCTTGCAGAACCTAGCTCAGTCTTGTTTGTAGTAATGACGCTATAGCCTTTACGCGAGGCAATACGACCACGCTTATCAATCACCGCATTGTCAGCAATATCAGCAAACGAAGGATCCTGCCCGATAGGAGAATCTTCCGTGTTAATCCCTTTGAAGGCAGGAGCTACAAGGTTAATGCTTTGTAGTGGTTGAGCCATAACTACCTCACGCCGTGTAGAAGATTACTTCTTCTGGATGTTTTTGTGCGTCCAAAGCAATGGCATCTCCAAGATACTTGTCTGCAATTGCAAAATACTCAGGCGCTGATGTCCCGCCTGTTTCACCACGCTCCCTTGCTAACAGGGCAATAGCCAAATGAATGACTGGCATTGCAGGAATGCCCATTGTGTCATCGTTAGCAGATAGATCAGCCGCACGTTTTACACAGTTAAAGCGAATAGTGTATGCCTTATCTGGGGTTGGATAGATGTCAATTTGTGTATCGCCATTACTATCAACGCCGTTATAGGTGTAATAGGTTGGTGCGCTTTTGCGAGGATCGGAGATCAAGTAAGCCTCGTCAAAAAACGTAGCCGTCTTATACTCCATAAACAGGTTAGCCGTATCGTTTATAACGTTTAGTGCTTTAATCCTGTTCTGACTACCTGTAAGCGTATAGTTAAAAACATCTTCAGTTGTAGTGATGGTTAGCGTAGTTCGTAGTGCCGACCAGTCCCAAGCATCTTCAACCATTCGCTTCGCGTCGTTAACAAAATCGCCAACCATTTTTGAATAGGTTGTAGAGGAAACAGAGGTGACTTCTTCTTCTCGCATCCTTCGCAACACATTGTTTACTATATTTAGATAAGTCATTACTTTTTCCTATCCATAATCAATTTAGTTAACAGACCGCCCATCATGTCATTAGCTGTCTGCGGCAATACCAAAGGCTGAATCTCAGGCAGTTGGTAGTTAATGCCAGCCATAAACGGCGACATCATGCCGCCACCGCCGCCACCACCGCCACCACCGCCGCCAGTTTCTGGGGACTCTTCTCCGCCAGAAGGTAAGCATTCGCCTGTTTCTGGGTCTCGTGTGGTGCCCTCTGGACAATCTTCTTCAGGTGCCTGGCATCCAAACTCTGCATCTGGTCGTGAACCATCTTCACACTCAGAACAGAGCGGCCAATCTACTGCGCCATTTGCACATTCTTCAGATTCAGGATCATCAGAAGTAACAGGAACACAGTCACCATCAGCATTTCTAAACTGACCTTCAGGACACTCTTCAGGTTCTCCGTCATCTATAATGATTTCAGGCTCAGGCTCTGGCTCCGGCTGTGGAGAAGGCGCAGATGAAAAAGGAATGCAAACTCCACTTGAATTTATTTCTCCTTCAACGCCGTTTACCTCACAAGGATCCCCTTCCTTAGGCCCGCCATCGCCGCCGTTACTTAAAGGAGTACAACCTCCAAGCCCATCTGTAGTTCCAGCTTGCCCATCTGTAGTTTCACAAGGATTTCCTGCGGGCTCAGGCCCCAAACCTATTCCGGGTTGAGCTTCTGGCTCAGGTTCTGGCTGAGGCTCAGGCTCCGGCTCAGGTTCTGGCTGAGGTTCGGGTTCTGGCTCTGGTTCTGGTTGCGGTTCAGGCTCGGGTTCTGGTTGATTTTCGGCGCAATTAGAACCTTGATCATCTGCTTTTACGGTAATCCCATCCTCACAGTATTGAATTTCGGGTTCTAGTTCAGGCTCTGGCTCAGGCTCGGGCTCGGGCTCGGGCTCGGGTTCGGGCTCGGGTTCAGGTTCTGGTTCTGGTTCTGGTTCAGGATCTTCAACGCAGTTACCATCGGCATCATACGTGCCGTCTACTCCGCCAGGAGTTTTGCAAGGGGCGTCTTCTACATAGTCTGGAGGTGGGTTTTCACACTCTCCAGTTGTTTCATTGCGGATTTGATCGTCAGGGCATGGCGTTAATGTTTCTATGCACTCGCCACTTTCGTTTACTTCGTAGCCAGATGCACAGCCACCACATTTACTAGGAGCATTTCCTTTGGTATCTGCTGGTATATGAGTTCTATTTTGAGAAGCACAATCTTCTGCTGTAGGCCCTTCAGGTACTTCTGGGGCCTCCTTTATTGGCTCTCCGCACTCGCTAGGCGTTCCTCTCTTAGCATCTGCCGGAATATGCTTTTTGCCCTGACTTCGACATTCCTCTTCTGTCGGGCCTTCAATTACTTCTGGAGCTTGCTTAGTTGGCTCACATCGACCTGTTTTTTCAGAATAAAACGTTCCTTCAGGACAATTTGTGCATTCAGGATAGTTTATAGCGCCGTTGGGACACTCGCCTTCATCGTCTTCGCCAACTATAAATACAAGAGGGTTGTCTTCAAGATACTCTTCTATCTCAGAAAGAACGCTTGCACTAACCCAGCCACCAAGAACGCCGCTAATAATATCCGCAATACGATCAGATGTTACGCCACCTCTTACATCTGCTAGGATATCTTTAACTTTTTGTGTGGCGTCCTCTAACGTTTCTTCAACCCAGCCAGCAGGATCTTCTAAGAAATCCTCAAGGCTTTGACCTGCATCCTCAAGGAAGTCTTCAAGTTCTTTTACGGTAAAATCAGACATTCCCGGAGGAAGAGGAAGGTCAACTAAACCGGGCAAAGGAAATGCCAAGTTTACGCAGTCTTTCCAGCCTTGATATGTTCCACTTCCGCTTCCGGGTGTTGAGCCAGAACCGCCTTCGCCTTCACCAACGCGGTCAGTCCAAGTCTCGCAATCTTTAGACTGACCCGCCATTGTTCTAAAGACAGATACAACAAGATCTCTAAGCTCGTCAGCATCTGTAGGTATGGCATCTATAAACTGGTCAATAAAACCTTCAGTTGCTTGAATTACAGTCTCATCGGCATTGCCAAGTTCTTCTGCTGTTTGATTAATAACATCTTGAAGAGTTACGGGATCTTCAGCAGAATCATCGTCATCTTCTTGTTGCTCTGCTAACCATTCTTCATAGCCACCTGCTTCTGCTATTTCATTTGCTATGTTTTGAATTGCAGACGCATCATTAGAATCTACGGCTTCTTGTAAAGCACGCAAAACTTTAGGATCTATGTCAGAGGGGACTCCTTGAGTACCTACAAACTCCGGCAAATCAAATCCTGCTTCTCTAAGAATTTGTTGCATTGTTTGGTAGGCGCTAGTCATTCCCCCAGTAAATGAAGGAACACTAGTATCTGGAACTTCCTCTCTGCCCGGAGGTGCATCAGGTGTCCTACCCCTTCCTGATCCAAACATGCCTTTTTTGGGAGGTAATTGCTTAGCCATTATTTAGATCCTGACTTACTAGCGCCAAAGTAAAAGCTCACCACAGAAGACACGATGCCCCCGAGATAGCCCAGCACCAAGTTAACGACATTGAGGTCGTTGTCATCAGCAGGCTGGAGAGTAACGAGCAAAACGTACCCGCCAAAAAGCAAGATAGACAGAATCGCAATCGCCCTTGCTGTCCAATCCTCTGAAAAAGATTCCCTAGCATGTTGTATATCCTTCGTTTCTAACGCGAATACATCAACTTCAAGCTCTTTCATCCTGACTTCAAAGTCAAGTTCAGCCTTTTTAATCTCAGCCAGTTGCTCAGGTGTAGCCGTCTGCAAAGCCTTCTCAATCTTCTGTGGCGTAGGCTCGCAACCTAGCACCTGCGCTATCATTCCTGCCGCCGCACCGCCTACAGGGCCTCCTAGAGCCGCTCCAAGAGTAGGAGCAAGATCACCAACTAAGCCTTTAATTGCATCAAACTTCATCCTAAATACTCCAAGCCTTTTAATATGCCCACAATCAAGATGGTGTTCCCCCAGATCATGTTCTCAAGTCTTTTAAACTGCCCGCCACCATCGTCAAGACGCTTTTCAATTCGGTCTAGCCTGTCATCAATAGACTTGCGAAGGATCTCGCACTCTGCCTGATGAACTTCTATTCTCTTTAATGCCTCTTCTGCCGCATTCATTACTTATCCGCCAGTGGGTTATCTAATGATCTTTGGACTAGCGCCTCTAATCGCTCTTCCAACTCCTTCATGTCTTGATCTTGAGAAGAACGTAACTGCTCACGCCTAGCCTCAAACCTATCCTCAGCAGTGTCAATTATTTGACGCACCTCGGTTTCTACATTATCCATTGAATCACGCAGTTCGCGAGTAGTGCTACGTACTAAGTCTTCTGTACGATCCGCCTGCTGTTCGATTCGGAGTATATCATCGCGTAATCCGTTCTTAATGTCGCGAGAATACTCAACGGCCTCTGTAACCTTGGTATCCATAACCTCCATCTGCTGTTGGTATGCACC